AATAATCAGCTTCATCTTCATCTAGATGGTATATTCTCTCTGGTTGTCTAATTACCCAGTATCTAGGATTAGCAGTTCCTCCGTTGTCTTCTGTATTTATTTCTTTCTGTAATTCCTTTAAAAATTTCACATCATCATTACTTAATTTTTCTTTAACCACTGTATCTTCATGATACTTTAGATTTTCCCAATACTTTGCCATTTTTATTTCTCCTCCATAATCGCATGCCACATGAAATAATCTATATCATTAATAAATATTTCACGGCCATTAATTTCTGTCGCAAAAATCATTCCATCGAACTCTTCACTATTATTATGAGTCACCTGCAAATAATTAATTATACTTGCAGTGACTACTGTTTCAATTTTTTCACCATCATTCATAACAATGGTTAAGCTATACTCTGTAATATCCATACTCACCTCTAATAATCTCCAAAACTATTAACACCAAAATTATAAGCTAACCTATATTCCTGACATAAACTCTCAACTCTATCTATGAAAGCTAGATAATCAATATCAGCTTCAAATTCTCTAATCAGTCCTAATGTGATTTTCAAGTGATTTTCAAGATTTTTAATAATTGATTCATCTAAACTAGAATTTATGGTATCGATATCTATTATTTCTTTTTCTTGAGGTATAGTTGGTGTACTCCACTTATCTTCTTTGTTCGTACAAACTTCAGCATAGATCACTTCTTGTTTGTTACAGTTATACACTTCTTTATGTACCTCTTTATATTCTCCACTCTTAGCAATCACTAGGAATAATACTGGAATAGGTGTGTCCTCAAATGCTCCTTCGATTAGATTCAATTCTACCAACCTGTCTCCTATTAAATCCCTCATTTTCTGTTCAGTCTTTCTATAAGCAACTCCAGGAAAACAAATATGAAAAGCGAACTTATCAGTATAATTTAAAGATTTTAAGATGAAAATATCATCTACTACACCACTTTTCTTCCAAGGGAATTCATTTTGAATATTTGTTTGTTCTTCTTCTGATAAGTCTTTAAATTTCATAGAAAACGGTGGATTCATAACTATACAATCTGAAATAACATTCTCATCAAAATTAAAGAAACTCATGTTATAAATATTTCTATTCGGAAATAATTCATTGTTTTTCTCGAATGTGTCACAAGATGCTTTTTGAATTTCAACTCCTGTTAAAAAACTAGGTTTGATATATTGCTCTAACTGTCCACTACCAATAGCACCATCAAAAACTGTAGGATTTTCACCAACATATTTCTTTACCTTCTCAGCCACATATTGCCTTAATTCTTTTCCTGTAATGTATTCAGCGTGTTTTTTTGCTATATCTCTATTATTGTGTTCAATCAAACTATATCAACCCCTGTTCTTTTAAACTTGCATATTCTTCTAATATCTCTCTCAACTGTTCAGGTAATACTTGATAAGTTAGAAATATCTCATTATTTTCAAAGAAATGTAAAGTATTTTCAGCTAAAAAGCTTAACATCCCATAAGGTATGATTAATATAATAGGATCATCTAATTCAGAGTTTGGCTCTCTTTCTAAGAATGCGACAATAAAATCTCTATCACCTTTACATCTAATTCCCCATTGTCTATGAGGAGCTTTACTGTTATTTCTAAGTGATGAATATTTTACGTCTATAGTTAATCCTTTGTATTCAAAATCAAATCCTGGATTATTCCTTCTGTAAAGTGAATTAGCATCAATTGCTGTAGGAACATACTTTTGGAATAATTCTTCAGCTTTTGCACCTAACATACCTGCACGATTACCATATTCAATCCTATCTCTAATTTTTAGCACTCCACTACCTAACAATTTAATATGTGCAACGTAAGCAGGTAGTCCACTTCTTCTCACTGCTTCCTTAAAGTCATTACACTCTAAGTAAATATCTACAATATCCATTACCCATAAATCTCCTTATATTGTTTAAGTAATTGTAATTGTCTAATACGTTCCTTTTGCTGCTGTATAGTTTGTTGTTGTTTGATATTTTCATCTGCAAGTTTTTCTAAATTCTTACTAGAAGTATATATCCCAACAATCACTCCAATTGTAAAAACAATAACTACTCCTGAACAAATCATCAAAGCTCTTTCTAACATTTTTATTTTTCTTATACTAACCACTTAACCACCTCTAAAACAAATACTATTATCATTAAAATTGCCATTCCGAATACGCTATATTCTAGCTTATGGATTCGTTCTTTTTGATTTTCTATAATATTCTTCATTTCATCTGCTCTTTTGCTATTCTCAAGTTCTAAATGTGTTTGAGCTTGTAAAATATTAGAAAAACTATCTTTAGTTGCTTCTAGGAGTTTTTCTTGCTTTTTGAATTGCTCCATTAATTTTTTAGTCTCTTCAAAATAACTATCTCCTCTCATATTTAAGGCTTCTATTTTTTTATCTTGTAATTTATAATCTTTTTGTATGTCTTTTATTTCGTTCTTTAATTCTAATTTTTTAGCTTGTCTTTTATTCATTTTATGCACCTACCAATTCTTTTAATTGTTTTACTAATTTATGTCTCTCATGATTCCACGCTGTAATTTGAGCATTTACCATAGCTAAATTTTTATAGCAAAGTTCTTGATCACTTGCTAGTTGATTTAAACGCTCATCAGCCTTAGCAAGTTTATTTAATAACTCTTGTCCTTGTCCACTATCTTTATTTTCATCTGATTTATTAATCTTCTCTTCTTTACCTATTAAACTCTCATATATTTCCTTTAATCTCTTATAATTTTTACTTCTTGGAATTCTTCCTCTTTTCCATGCCGTAATATTTTGTGAATCTACTCCTAACTCAATAGCTAATATAGCTTCACTCCAGTGTGTCTTCTCTTTTATGACTTCTATCATTTCATTAATATTTACTACTTTTTTCATCTTCTATACCTCTACTTTCTCCTTGAATACTCCTTTTTTTATTGCAAACTCTTTTGCTCTCTCTAGGTGTTTATTGACTTCATCTACTATAACTGGTTCAATGTCTAATCCTGTTTCAACTAACAATTGTTCTCTAGTTTCTCTTAGATCAAATAAAAAGTAACCAGCTTCTTTCATTTTTGCATCACTTACAACTTCAAACATTTCTCTAATAGTTCTTTCAATTCGTTTTGCACCATAATTATGATTTGCTCGTAAGCTCCAGGCTAGTGCTAGACAAAAATCTCCTATGAAATCTGCAACCTTAAGATTAACTTCTCTCTGCAATCGTCTAGTATATCCTTCTTCAATCTCACTTATTGCCAGTTCAGTTGCCTGTCTGCAAGTTAATTTCTTTTGCCCTGGTTTAGTGTAACCAAAAGTATTCCTAACTCTTTTCTTTCCCATCTTCTCCTAACCTTGATATCCTTTCTAAAATTTCGTCTAGTTCCTCATCCTCTATAAAACCTATAACATCATCTGTTATTTCAGTTGACGTTGTTATACAGCCGTATTCTGAATCAAAAAACTCTAATACTGCAAGTTCTACACCATAACTTTCTGAATTTTCTATAACCGAGGCCCCATAGCCATTAGGAAATCTATATCTAACCATTTGTCCCCCAAATATTACATGTTCATCAACTATGAAAATATATTCCTTAAACTTCTCACTAATCAAATTCTTACACCTCTAATTATTCTTCTCTGAATGGATTGAATCCCATATCAAAATCAAAGTTTTCTTCAAAATCTTCAATACCATTATTTGCTTGTCGTTTATAACCTACACTATGCACTTGTCCGAATTCATAAGTATTTCCTTGCTTCTTACTCTCTAAGAAAGTTATATTACTTGCTACTACCTCTGTAACATAAACAGTCTTACCATCATTACCTTGGAAATTCCTTGTAGAGATTCTACCCTCTACAGCTATTAAGCTACCTTTACTTAAAAATCGTGCCATATTCTCAGCCTTTTTATCAAAAGCAACACAACTAATAAAATCTGCAGCTTGTTCTCCTTGTTCATTTTTAAAGTTCCTATTTACTGCTAATGTAAAATAAGTCATCATCTTACCTGTAGATGTTTGTCTTAAATCCACATCTCTTACTAATCTTCCTACTAAAACTGCGTTATTAACCATTTATTATTCTCCTTTAAATTTATTATTGAATGATTGATTGAATGATTGATTTATTAAATAAGTATGTATCATATCTTATAAAGTGTTACATCAGTTAAATATCCTCTAACCTCTCTACTACCAGTATTTTAAATATAATCTATTTTTTGCAATGTAATGTTTCCCTTAATCGTTACATATTAGAAATTATTTTTAAAATGAGGTTACAAACCACCCCATTTTTTAACGGCTTTACTCATCTCATCTCTTTCAATTCCTATATATCTTAATGTGATACTAGGATCATGATGGTTAAATAATTTCATCAGTGTAACTACATCTTTACTTTCCTTGTAGAAATGATATCCAAATGTCTTCCTGAAGCTGTGAGTGCCTATATTCTTTATTCCACACTCTCTCGCACCAGTCTTTAGTATTCTATAAGCCTGTGTTCTCGTTATTGGCCTATTAGAGTTCTTATATCGTGTTGACTTGAATAAATATTCTTCATCCTCTTTATCTGCACAATATTCTTCTAACACTCGCTTTAATTTAGGTAATATAATCATCTCTCTTAACTTACCAGTCTTCATTTCACGTCTTCTGACTTTATCTCTACCTCTGACATCTCCAACTTTCAGTCCTAATAGATCACTTATCCTAAACGCTACATTAATTCCCATGTAGAAAAGTAAATAATCTCGTTCACTCCTACTCTTAAAATAATAATTCATTGCATCTAGTTCTTCTTGAGTTCTTAACGGTTCAACAAACTCCATTGATAACCTCCTAATTAGAAATTATCATCAAACATCACTGCGTTCTTTTCCGTGTAATTCCTGCATTAAGGCATTATATGCTGCCTCATCATCTTCAGTAACAATTCTTTCTTTACTCTTCCTACCTCTGTTATTCACTCTCTCTTGTAAATAATCTGGCATAGGCATAACATAGCGACCCTGCGTATTATTTCCACCAGTAAACGTTGACTTGCTGCTTTCATATTGCTCTTTTGCATTGTACAATACGGCCAGAATATACTTCTGATGATTTGTAGGATACTTGACTTGACTTAATCTATCAAAGATATATTGAATATGCTCATACCTCAACTCACTTAATCTTTGAGCAACCTCTCCTGCTGTTACTCTCATTTTCCCAACATACAATTTTGTATCGGGAGGCATTAAGCAAATATCAACTGCATACTTAATCCACTTATCAAGCTCTACCTGTTTATTCTTACTGACTCGGGAATACCCAAAGCTGTCTCTGAAATACTGTGTGTTGTATTTTCGAAAAGACTTATCATTTATATTTTTAGAATCATTCAATTCATTCACTTTTTCATTTTGATTAACATATATAATATTATTATTTGATTGATGAGATGATATATTCTCTTTATTTAATCTCTTATTATTCTCTTGTATAGGTTGGCTCATTTTGAGCATTTCAGAACTGCTCATTTTGGACTTTTCCATTTGCTCATTTTGAGCATTTGCATTTGTCATATTTGACAGATGTTTTTCATTAGTAATTTTTTCATAAAGTTTACTTATTTTATCTTTGTTCACCCTATACCACTTTGTTCTATCTGCTCCGAACTTGTTATATTCTCCAGTAATTAGATATCCATCTTCTATTAAGTCATCAAACGTCCTTCTAACTGTAGAGAATGATAAGTAATCAAATTCTTCTTCATGCCATTTTTTAATAGATCTGTAAGTCCAATAATATCCATCTTTATAGACTTCTTTATTTTTCTTTTTCCTATTAACTTCTATCCAATAGTGAACTTGCTGCAATACTGTAGCGTGTCTATCACCTATTTCTCTTGCCAACGTCCTATCAAAAACAATTGGCTGTTCATCAAATAGCAACATAATTATCACCTACTTTACGTTTATAATCTCTTGCTTTTTTATATTTATTAAGATATAATTTAATTAAGTAATCATTGAACGTCTTTTTTAGGCGTTCTTTTCCTTTTTCTGGACAATCTTTTTTCAACTTTATTCATGCAAACTACCCTTTTATCTGTATCGATAATTTTATCTAGTAATTTATTATTTCTATGAATATCCCCTATTATTTCTAGATCATCATTTATTAATCCTAATTGAGCTGGAATATACTGTTTAAAATCCACTTCAAAAGTACCATCTTTAAACCTTACTATCCCAATATCCTTATCAGAATTTTTAACTATATCTCCACTAAAAATTTCATTTCCTTTTTTATCTTTAAGATTACTGCCATACAGTATAATTACATCATTTTTCTTTACATTTATTGATTGAACATACTTGCTTTCATATTTCCTACTAAGCGTAATAAAATCACCCGTCCAACCAACTACTTTATATATTTTTTTATCCACATAAGCTCTGAAATTTGGAATATTCATTAATGATCACTCCTCTTTTAATTGCAGCTCTTTTAGCACTTTAGCTGCTTTTGTAAAATATGCACCTAGTACTTCAAATAATTCATGTGTTTCATATTCTTTTGGAAACTTATCTTTCACATAAGGTTCAATTCTGACACCATAATATAAAATATGATTATACATTTTTAATTGAACCTCGTTAAAATTTTGTTTATTTTGATCTGTTTGTACTTCCAAAGCCTCCACCTCGTTTGTCTCCTTTCAATCGTACTCCATAACTTACCATAGGTACTTTATAGAAAATCCCTTGACCGATTCTCTCACCTTTTTTAATTGTTAAATGCTTATTAGTTAAATTGTTAAATTCCAACATTATATGTCCTTCATGTCTGGGGTTATTATAATAATCGGAATCAACTACACCTACACCATTGCTCATGATTAAGCCATGATTTACAGGTAAGCTACTTCTAGCAAATATTAGTAAGCATTCATTCTTAGGCATAAAAGCTTTTATACCAGTAGGTACTAATGTTGCTTCACCTTTAAATCTAAAAGCAGGAATCTTTATATCAGCACTAGCAATAAAATCAACACCAGCACTATGAATTGTTGCCTTAACAGGTAATTCACCATTCATACCTTCTATTAATTCAAATCCACGTCTAACAAATAATTTTTTTAGTTTATTCATCTTCATCACCATCTGGGAAAGCGAAAGCTCCTCTTTCATCTAATCCATAAAACGGAATAGCTATCGAAGCCATAAGTCCTGATATAATCCTTTCCCACTCAATATTGCTAAATACTAGCATACATACAGCAACAACAATGCATGTCCAATAATAAGTATTAAATTTTCTTTTTCTAATTTTATTCATTTTAAGCTACTCCTATCTCTCTAAATTCTTCAACAGTTTTTTTAGTGAATCTAACTATTTTTTTCTCTAATCTTTTATCCTGATAATATTCAAAATTCGAAAAGAAATGTAACCAAGCATAAACATTAAAGAATTCTTTAGTCCCCATCTTTAAAAAACATATCGATGGATAATGCTTATCTTTAACTTTTTCTTTAAACATTTTTCTGTATTTATCATATGCTGTATCTTTTATATCAAAACATTTCATGATTTCTTCTTTTGAAAAATAAGGGAAAGATAAATCCAATTTTCTCAACTCTACTAAATCAATTTGTATTTCTGTCATTAATATCACCTTCTTTTAATTTATTTAAATCAATATCTAACACTTTAGCTATCCTAACTGCATTGTCTAACTTGGGGCTTGATGTGTTGCCATTAAACATTGAATGTAATGTTTGTTCAAAAATTCCAGTCTCTTTTGACAACTTATAAATCGTCATTCCTTTGTTTTTTAATTGTCGCTCTGCTGCTTTATAAAATTCTTTCATATATCTTTGACCTTTCTTTACCTTTATGCTACAATATATTTGAGTATTCCCCGGAAATCTAAACCTTCTACTTCATACTTTTCCTGGAAATACAACTTATAAGAAAGGAGGTATAATCTATGGATTTTGATATAATCGAATTACCCTATTCTCAAATTGCTGATAGTTCAAATCTTTTAGTAGGTGGTGTACATAAGAGTATTAAATTTCGAAACCTTAATGAATCTAAAGGTACACGAATCGTTATTGAAGATACACCAGAAATGTCTAAAGCTATTATCCTTTATAATAATGGGTTTATATTATATACAGAGCAAGCTGCTGATTATTGCTTAGTAAAAACAAACAAAGAAATTCAAGAAGATTCTGAAGGATTATTTATCCAGTTTTAGATACTGATAAAGTAATAGAATCATTATTTATTACTATCTTACTTGTTTTTTTTAGTAGTACTACTTTAGTAACGAACACTATAGTTGCTAATGTTAGTACT